GTTAGTGTCGCACTAACACGTGATACCAGTTCCTCGTGTCGCGCTGAGCGTCTGTGTGTGCACGTCATCACATGATCGCGTATAGCGCAGCCCCCGGACTTTGTTAGTGTCGCACTAACACGTGATACCAGTTACTTGTGTCGCGCTGAGCCTTTGTTCGCTCTATTATTCGTAAAGTTCGGCTATTGTTCGCTTTTTTAAGTTGTCAAACGTACATTTGCGTTTGGTGCCAACCAGTGGCAATTACCGCCATGCGCTAGCATAACGTGCCTATCAGCTTTTGTAGTTTGTTTTGTTTTCTTATTATTTATATATATTATTCGTTTTAAAGAAAGTTATATACAATGGGTAAAGTTAGTGTCGCACTAACAATGTTCGTTTCTCCACCTCTCCGTCCACCCCCCTCCGCGCTAGTCCTCTCTCCCCAAATTAGCGAATAATCGAACTTTGCTTATAAATCAAAGACTTGCTTCCGAACAATATAAGAACTTTACACAGAACAACAGAACTTTACACTTCTCGACACGTTTTGGTATCATTTGACATACCTCGCTAATTATGCGATAATAGTTATGTTGGTGAGGGGTCTAACGGTTCCCGCTCTTGTCCTAACGACAGGTGGCCTCTCACCAACGCCTTTAACTTAATGTCACACAGGAGAACGACATGACACACTTAAACAACACAACAGATGTTAGTGCCGCACTAACAAACGAACCTGCGGTAACAGCACCATCCATTGGCTCTTCGTCAATGTTGGTAGAACTCAGCATCAGTACATGGACTGGCCGCAAGCTAGACAAGCGTGCATCAAAAGATGTCACCACAACCAACCATGCCGATGCAGGTATTGCCAATGTGCACAAGAAGCTACTGGGCAACTGCGATGAACTCACAGCGGTACAGAAGTTTACAGCTAACGTCCGCAACCTACACTACAGCATGACCATGCCGTGGTCGGACACTGGCCTTCGACTGCTACCAACTGCGCAGTACATGAAGTACCACCAAGCCATGACCGAGGTGCAGAACGAGTATCAACGCATGGTGCAGACGTTCCTCGACACGTATGACTGGGCTATCAGTCAGTCACAGGCACGGCTCGGTAACTTGTTCTCACACGATGACTACCCATCCGCCGAGAGCATCGCGTCGAAATTCAACTTCCGTTTCTCTTACATACCACTGCCCGATGCAGGTGACTTCCGTATCGACATTGGCAACGAGGGCAACGACATGGTGCGCGAACACTACCAGTCTTACTATGCCGACCAACTGACCAACGCCATGAATGACGTGTGGCAACGCGCCTACAAAGCACTGACCAAAATGTCAGAGCGGCTCGACTATGCCGATCACGAACAGAAGAAAGTGTTTCGTGACACGCTCGTATCCAACGTGGTCGATCTCGTCGAACTACTGGATGTGTGCAACGTAACAGGTGACAGTCAGATGTCAGCAATGCGCATCAAACTGGACGATGCCCTACGTGGTATCACACCAGACGCACTACGCGAGGATGGCTACCTTCGCGCAGAAACCAAACGTGCTGTCGATGATGTCATCAAAGCACTCCCTTCAATCGACCTTTAAGTTAGTGCCGCACTAACAAATCAACAGGAGAAATATCATGAACTCAGCAATTCAAATGTATTCACTTGGTCTCGACCAAATCGCAACTGCCATCCGTCACGGTGGTCATCACCGCACGATACTTGTGCAGGGCCACATGGGGACAGGTAAGTCGTCACTGCTAAGCACGTTATCACGTGACATGCCCAAGCACACACCGTGCTACTTCGACTGCACCACCAAGGACTTGGGCGACATTACCATACCCAAGATGTCAGAACTCGACGGTGCCGATTACGTCAAGTACGCGACCAACGAGGAACTGGGTGCGCACCACAAGACACCCATCATTCTCATGATCGACGAGTACGGCAAGGCCAACCCTGCGGTCAAGAACGCACTGCTACGTGTCATGCTCGAACGCAAGATCGGTGGGTATGAGTTACACCCTGACTCGATAATCTTTGCTACTACTAACCTTGGCGCTGAGGGTGTCGGTGATCTACTACCACCACACGCACGGAACCGCATCACGGTCATCACTTCGCGTAAACCTGACAACATGGAGTGGATCGAGTGGGGTATCAACAACGGTGTCGATCACACCCTACTAGGTTGGTGCAAGGACAATCCGCATTTGTTCCACAGCTTCGAGGATGTCAAAGACCCCGATGACAATCCCTACATCTACCACCCCAAGCAACAGCGCACGGCCTTTGTTACACCGCGCTCACTTGAGGCCGCATCCGACTGGCTCAAGACACGGGAGCAATTCGATGACCAGACCCTAACAAGTTTACTCATGGGTACCATCGGAGAACGCGGCGCTATGGACTTGATGGCCTTCGTCAAACTGGCTGACCAACTACCGTCATTGCAGTCGATCAAGGACGATCCCAAGAATGCCAAGGTACCTGACAGTGCCGCCGCTGTGTGTATGGTTGTTTACCGTACGTTATCCACCATCGGGTCCGACTGGATCGACGCATGGATGGACTACATGGTACGGCTCGACAAGGAAGCGCAGGGTATGTTTGCCAACGGTGTGCAACCTGCCACGTATGCCAACCGCAAGGTGGTGATGACCAACAAGAAGTTTACTCAATGGGCGATGGACAACAACTACATGTTCGCCGCTGACAAGAAGTAAGGAGGCCACAATGCTAGCCATAGGTAAACAACTTACACCAGAGCAACGACTGTCCAAAGCTGTCGTTGACATCATGGGCAACCCCAAATACGTTGCCCTTGCAGGTGTCCTCATGATCGGTGATCGCACGGTGGTGGACAACATTCCCACAGCGTGTACCAACGGACGCGATGAGATGTATGGGCGTGACTTTGTTGACTCGCTCAACGATGCAGAACTACGGTTCCTTGTGCTTCACGAGGTGTACCACAAGCTGTACAAACACCTTATCACATGGCGACATCTGCACGACGACGATCCACAGCTTGCCAACCAAGCATGTGATTACGTCATCAACGTCAAGATTGCCGACGACAACAGAGACGGTTGGGCTACCATGCCGCAAGGTGGGTGCTACTCCGAGAAGTATCGTGGGTGGGACAGCGCCGCAGTCTTTCATGACATACGTGAGAACGGCTCACCACAAGATGGTCAACAGGGGTCAGGTCAAGAATCAGGTGACGGTCAGCCACAGAGTGGTAGCGGTCAGCCCCAAGGTTTCGATGACCATGACTGGGAAGGTGCCGCCGAACTCACACCCGATGAGAAGCGCGAACTTGCACGTGATGTTGACGAGGCAATACGTCAGGGTGCGTTGATCGCAGGTAAGGTCGGGTCAGGTGGTGATCGTGATCTCGACGATTTGCTTACACCACAGATCGACTGGCGCGAGGTACTGCGCGAGTTTATCAACACCACGTGTGCAGGTAACGACTACTCCACATGGCAACGCCCCAATCGTCGTTACGTGTCATCAGGTTATTACATGCCTAGTGGCATCAGCGAGCAGGTCGGTGAGTTGGTCATCGCTGTCGATACGTCTGGCTCTATCGGTCAGGTCGAACTCACAGCGTTCATGTCCGAGATACGTAGTATCTGCGACACCGTACAGCCCGAGCGCATACGCTTACTGTACTGGGATACCAAAATTTGTCAGGACGAGAAGTATGACATGAACCAGCTCGATGATCTCGTCAAGACAACCAAGCCCAAAGGCGGTGGTGGCACCAATGTCGAATGTGTCACTGAGTATCTAACCGCCGAGGGTATCAAGCCGCAAGCCGCAATCGTGCTGACGGATGGGTACCTTGGTGGATCATGGGGGCAATGGGCATGTCCTGTGCTATGGTGCATCTTAGACAACAAATCAGCAAAGCCCGACACGGGTAAGTACGTTAACATAACATCAAGGGAGATGTGATATGGAATACCAAGAAGCAGTAGCGATAGTCGAGGCTATCATCAACAAGCACTGTGAGAAGTTACGGAGTGAGGCCGCACTTCTCGAATCATTCGGCGCACGTAGGACTGCGCTTCAACAGATTGACGCAATCAAAGATGCGTTCAACAAAGTACGTAACGGCTAAGCGAGGAGAACGACATGGCTAATTATGAATACAAACTTGTTAGTGACGCACTAACAAAAGGCGGTACCGTCACCGAGAATACCAACGGTGCCGAGTACGTCACCCCATTTGCGGAGCGCGTGTGTAAAGAACTACGTGTGAAGATGCACCCACGTGATCGCAACAGCTACTGGATTTACCGTGACGATTGCCCCTACTGTCTTGGGTGGGTGGCATACGGTGACTTCCGTGATGGTGGCGATGGCACCAACATGTACATTGTGCAAGCGCGTACGATTGTGAATGGTAAGTACAGCGAGTACAGCAAACAATACTTCATGAAGATGTCTACCAATGTAGATGTGGCAGTACGTAATGCTAAGAAGTTTCTACGCATGATGTCACCGCAGGAGATCGCAGGCACACGTCTACGTGATGCGTCGAATGCAGTGGATGGCGTGGTCGATGCCGCACGTACTGAGTTTACCGAGATACGCAACAAGGTCATCGACGTGGAGACAAGTCTGTATTCGTCTCGCACCAACACAGGGTCGGCCCTGCTCAACGAACTACGTCACCTGATGAACAGTAACCACGAGTTTATTGATGCTGACTTTGGTCAGAACCTGACTACGTTCTTCACCAAGCAGGATGAACTGACTACCTTGCAGAACCGCACGGTACCTATGTGGTTTGTCCGTGTGTACGAGCGTATGGGTCAACAGATGTTTGATGTGCTTACTATCGACAATGCCGAGAGTACATACAGAGCACAGATGAGTGATGACGTATCACGCTACACAGCCGATGACTTGCCCGAGGAAATCATGCAGAAGCTATCTGTCCTCAACATCCTGTCAAAGGACGACTACGTTGATGACGTAGGGTTCTCTGCGGGTGAGGGCATGTTCTATGTCGTACGATAACGACTTACCACATGATGATAACGTATACCGCGTTTACGTATCGCCTCATACCAACGCTGTCGAAGTGTCATGTATTGGCATGGAAGTTGACAGTATGGTCGGGGGCGAGTACGATTCGGTAGATGCCCTTCCCTTGTGGATGCAAGAGAAGGTTGCCCTGCTCATGATGACCAGTCTGGACAAGCCAACCAGTGAGGTCGAAGGAGTAGGCAGACGGATTGATGCCCATGTTTATTGGGTTTTCCGTGTGTGATGTTAGTGCGGCACTAACAAGGGGGGCGGTTCGCCGCTCCCCGACTTTAACTTTGATACCAGTTCCGAGGGGCAACATGGCTGACGAACGAGGCGAAATTCAAAAACGATTGGATGACAACTTATGCCCTTGGTGTATGAGTACGCTCACGCTAGTCGAAGATACCTACGTAACCGATAGACGCCGCATAACACGTCAATGCAATCAGTGTAGCGGTACGGTCGTGGATCATTTTACGTTTGGAGAAAAACATGGCGATGACACCAGAAGCGAAAGTTAAGAAGAAGGTAGTGGCACACCTAAAGATGTTAGGTGCGTACTACTTCTATCCAGTAACCGGAGGATACGGTAAGAGTGGTGTACCCGACATCATCGGATGCTACGATGGTAAGTTCTTTGGTATAGAATGTAAGGCAGGTAAGAACAAACCCACGCCCTTGCAAGAAAAGAACCTATCTGATATAAAAGCTAGCCAAGGCATAGCACTTGTCATTAACGAGGAGAACATTGATGACGTGTTGGTCTACATCGGTGGGCAGAACAAAGACCCACGACAACTTGAATTTGACTTTGAGGGGAGTCCAGTATGAAAAAAGAACGAACTAAACCTGAGTGGCTTGCTATCGCATTAAAGTGTGAAGCCGCTCACCTACTCGCGCCGTGGTATTCACCAATGCGCCTCTTTTTTTCTTATGGTGCAAAACACGCTAGGCGAAAGGCTGAGCAAGCACCTGAGTAAAACCAAAGGCACAGGCTTTTTCCGTACGAGGGTCGGTGTCTAATTTTATATCGTACGCGCAATAGGAGAACGACATGACTAAGAAATCATCACCCAAAGCTGACGCAGTTTGGGCATATCTGGTTGAGCATAAAACTGCCACCCCTGCACAGGTCGCAAAGGCCACAGGCGTTTCGTATGGATACGCTTACAAGTTAATGCAGAAGATTGGCACACCGAAAGAGGTGTTTATCGCAGAGGAGGAAGCGAAAAGCACCGCAAAAAAGCCACAAGCCGCCAACCTACGACAGGTTGGTGGGGAACATTACGTGGGTTTATCCGTCGAACCTTGGGCGGCAATGGAAGCATGGATGACTAAGGACGAGTTTATCGGATTCTTAAAGGGCAACATCATTAAGTATCTTGCCCGAGAGAAGAACTCGAACGACTTGGACAAAGCAGGTCACTACATGCAGAAACTGCTAGAGGTGAAGTGATGGACTTAATCACGTTAGATTTTGAAACTTATTATGACAGGGATTATTCCCTGTCCAAGTTAACTACTGAGGAGTACGTACGTGATCCCCGATTTGAGGTGATTGGCGTAGGTATTAAGGTGAACAATGAAGGAACTGAATGGGCAAGCGGAACCCACGACGAACTCAAGCGATATTTACATAGCTTCGCGTGGGAAAAGAGCATGGTACTTGCTCACAACACTATGTTTGATGGTGCCATTTTGTCTTGGGTGTTTGATGTTCATCCTCGCATTTATACCGATACTTTGTGTATCGCCCGTGCTCTTCATGGCGTGGAAGTTGGTGGCAGTCTCAGGGCGCTATCTGAAAGATATGAGATCGGCGCTAAAGGCACCGAGGTTCTAAACGCTCTGGGTAAACGTCGAGCAGACTTTACCGACGAGCAGTTATCCCTGTACGGTGATTACTGTATAAATGATGTCGAGTTAACACACAAACTATTCAACATCTTTTTGCGCAAAGGCTTTCCTAAACAAGAACTTAGGATGGTTGACCTTACCTTACGGATGTTCACCGAGCCATGTCTGGAGTTGGATATTGGTTTGCTTGAACAGCATCTGGAAGACACGAGGGAGCGCAAAGACCAACTGCTTGAGAGTGCAGGTGTGTGTAAAGACGATCTCATGTCTAACCCTAAGTTTGCTGAAGTCCTCCAAGGGTTGGGTGTTACCCCACCGACGAAGATCAGCTTGACCACAGGTAAAGAAACCTTTGCGTTTGCTAAGAGCGATGAGGCTTTCAAAGCGTTAGCCGATCACGAAGATGACCGAGTGCAAGCCGTAGTCGCGGCGAGGCTTGGAACAAAGAGCACACTGGAAGAGACACGGACTCAGCGGTTCATCGACATAGGTAAACGTGGCACCTTACCCGTACCTGTCCGCTACTACGCCGCACACACTGGGCGATGGGGTGGTGATGACAAGATCAACATGCAGAACCTGCCAAGCCGTGGGCCAAATGGTAAGAAGTTAAAGCGTAGTATCTTAGCCCCTGCTGGGCATACGTTG